GACGAAGCACCGATCGCCGTAAAGTCAGTATTGCCTACAAATAAAATTTGATAAGTTTCGTCGGTGACAAAGCTGCCAGCGTTTGTTTTTAAAGTCTGCGCGGGATAGTCGGCAACTTTCCAGTTTTCCTCACGAGAAACAAAAATCCCTTTTACGCTGTTGTACTGTGTTCTGCGGCTTTGCTTGGTTTTTACTTGGATATCACCAACAAAGTCAGACTCAGTAAACGTGACGCTTGGCGCTACATAGGCAGCACCTCGCATCACATATTTACCACCAACAAAGACTAACGTGCCGCCGAATGAAGATAGCAGTTGCTCAATGTTGCCTTTGATATTATTGCTTGTATCTAGCTGACCATTTGCCCTATATCGCGCTTGCGTTCCGCCTATAATGCTAACTGACTGTTCACATAAGGTCGCGGCAGTACTTACCGCATTGTCATCAATTGTATTAGCTGATTCATTTAACCCATATTCGCTTGTTAGGTAATCACGCAAACAAAGTGCAGGGTTGTCACTGTAGGCAGTAGTGCTTGTCCGTGGATCGTAAACCTTTTTGCCTTTGATGATTGCCGTTATGTTCGGCACACCATTAGGGAACAAGTCAGCATCCCACTTCATTTTAACGTGGACGTAGGCAATGCCTAACAGCTTGTGATCGCTGGTCCACTCTGTGCAATCTGTTACAAGCTGATCATCTGCCGTTGTTTGTGTGCCGTCGTGTGTGTATACATCAATGGTGTCAGTCCAGCCAGTAGCAACACCGCCAGAATTAGACCAGACTTCGATTTCGTTAAAATATATACGCTCAAACGATTCGACCTCGTGCGTTGCGAAAGCAACAGCTAAGTGCAAATAAGCATTGTCGTCACCACTGTTGCCTATAAATACGACTTGCCCGCCAACGCGCATCTCCCCATAAATAAGCTTACGAGTTGCCGCTGCCTGCCTTGTTGTTGACTGAATACCGCGCATTTGAGCGCCGAAGTCAGGCTTAGGGGCAAGCGCCCTCGACACAAGGCTCATACCTGCACCAAGTGCAAAATACCCAAGGCCCACAGCAAAATTAGTGACTAGGCTACCAAGTGCCGCACCTGCTAATGACGCTAAACCTGCAACAACTGTAATCGCCATACTTTTATCCTAAAACTTTTGAGTAGACCTTCTCGACTTCCTTAAACTCTAATCGCTCAAGAATTACGTCAAACGGTTGGTGTAATTTAGTGTTTACAAAAAGCTGCTTAACGCCTTCTTCTGCTAGGCACTCTTCTGCGTACTTAATCAGCTTCACACCTGTCAGTCCCTTGCGATATTTCTTCGTTAAGAAAATAACGTCGTTGTGCGCAAAGGTGTGGTCCATGTAGTGCAAGCTGGATTCTAAGATCACTACGAAGTAGCCAATAAGTTCTTCGTCTTTTCTTGCTGTGTAGACACGAAGCATGTTGTTTTGATCTAGCATCGCGTACTTTTTCCAGTGAGGGTTCAGCTTGATCGTGTCTTTGTTTAGCGCGATTTCGTCCCAATGCTGCTTTAGTAAAGGCTCTATTTCACGTCTAATTCTTATAAACGAATCCAGTTCATATTTAACCATGCTTAACTCCTAGGGTAGCTGGCCTGGGTCTTCAGGATTGGCAGGAGTATCTGCTGGCGCATTGCCCGAAGCAAATATTCGCATACGCCCCCAAACAATTTCCTTTTCCTCCATCTCAGTAACAAACTCCAAGCCTAAGTCGTCAGGGTGCTCTATTTTTTGATCTTCTGCCGTGTAGCGTCGAACTCGTGTGCGCTCAAACTCAATTAGGCGGTTCTCAACAGTTACTACGATAGTAGATGTTTCGCCACCATCGTTGATTGTCATGGTGTCCATAAAGCCGCTGAACATTACCACAGGGTCTGCAATCACATCGCCAGTGTCGTCTATAGCGCCAAACAAAACCTCTAGCGTTCTGCCTTGGTAGTCTTCGTCTCTCGCCTTAGCAACTAAGCTTGTCAGTACTCCTGAAAGGGTGACTGATATGCCTTGCGCAACAAGCTCCTGAGATTCTTCTAAGCCCGTTATGTTGAGTAGGCTGCCAGCGCCTACGTAGGTCTTTCCGTCGTGAACAAGCGAGCCGATACCAGTCCACATATTGAGGTCGGCAGTATCAAAGTCGCAGTGGACCAAAAGAATAGGGCGAATATAGTCAGAGGCTACCGCCGTAGACATTGCAGATTCTAAGCCACGAGTCATTTAAATAGCCTCAACACAGGCAAACGTAAAGCCGTAGATACTAGCTCGATCCACGCTCCAATCAATTTGATTGCTAGCTAAGCGCCATGTGCCTTGGGGATTGCTAAAGCTGCACGTACCGCCTGCCGTTCTTAGTGGCGGCATAATAGAGCCTGCGCCTGTAATTATGTAAAGGCGATCACCGATATCAAAATAATCGCCTGTTGTAGCGCCCGACACGCTAAGTGTTACCGATGTATCGCCGACACTGCCTGAGACGCTACCAGAAGCCGCAGGAAGGTTATGTAGTGGATTGCCTAGTGTGAATGTATCACCTTGGATAACGGACGCTAGAAAGGCTTCTACGGCCTTCGCATCGGCACGCTTTAGTGGCGGCAATGTTACCTCTGCCTCCCACCTAACGCCTTGATGCGCTACCACCTGCTGGTCAAAAGTAAACGGAGATGTGCTTACAGCTACCGCTGAGCGCAAGCGCATTGTCATGGATTGAATACCGACTGAACTAGGAAACGCTGCCATTAGGTGCCCACCATTGCTTTGCTGAAGCCGCCGCCTCTAAGTCTTGAGTCTGCCACTGCCGATTTCGCCGCGTTGCTGATTTGTGGCAGTAGATTAGCGATCTCAGCACGTACGGTTTGCTGTACGCCTGTAGTTACGTTGATATTCTGGACTACGGTAACACCGCCACCGCCTAACGCGTTGTTAGGTACTACAGAGCCATTGCCCGCTGGCACCATAAGCTCAGGGCCGCGCTCACCTACTATGTAAGGCTGTCCACCTGTTACAGGGCCGCCCCTCGCTCTGCCACTGAAGTCCGTCGCCTCAATTGATAGGAATTTCCTGTCTGCCATAAAGTTGCTGATAGCGCCGAAAGCCGCATCTACAAGATACTTTTGAACGAGAATCCTAATCAAGCTGTCGACTACACTTTTAGCCATGCTTTTTATCGCGTCGCTAAACTTTTCCGCGCCAGTAATTGCCGCTGTGAATGACCTGCCTAAGCCTGTGATGGCTTGGTCGCCTAGCTTTTCCAGCTGTGGTGTTAGGTCTCCTGCTAGCTGTCGGGTGCGCTGCAAGCTAGCCATGAAGGTCTCGAAGGCGCTTGGCATTTCGTCTTGCAAATTACCAGCTAAATCACTTAGGCTTTCAGTTGTAGTTCCAATCTTGCCTTTGATTGACTCTAAGGTCGTGACGATTGGCCCAGAGTCAAAAGCAGTAAATAATCCTAAATCACCGCTTTCCTCTCGAACCCTTTGCATTTCTTTTAAAACTGCAAGCTCTTCAGTTAACCTGGCTATATGCTTAGGGGCATTTCTCTTTTGTCGGTTGTTACCCTCTGTCTGTTGTCGTTGATACATCTTTAACGTTTCAGTAACGTCATGGATTCTAACGGCTAGCTCAGAGGCAGACTTTTGGTCGTCAGGCGTAAATAGACCAGTCATGCGCCCTTTAATGAGTATCAGTTCATTAGCGAATGCACTAACGCCTTGAGAAAGTTTCTCAAAACCTTTAATGGCAATTATTAGTCCATCTATAAGGTATGTTGCTAATCCGTCTGCAAACTTTCTGACACTTTCGTCGGTCTTACCAAAACTTGCGCTTACTTTTTTGGTAATTAGGTCTGCAAGTGCAGATATCGCGGGAGCCAGAGAAGCTACGGTCTGTTTGACTACCCCACTGAATAATGACTGCATTCGGAATAATGCGTCGTTTGCATCTTCAACACCTTTCGCCGCCTTTGCTGACATGACAACGCCAAGCATTCTTGCTTCACCTATTAGGTTGGTCAGGCCGTCACGCCCCAAAGCAAGGGTGTTAACAAGCGCCGCACCCTCAGAGTCAAATAACTTAAATGCTATTTTGAGAGGATTCACGCCTTTAGTTTTTGCCTCTTCAAAAGCATCAGCTAAAGTTAGCATCTGCTCGTCTAAAGGCAGTTGAGTCAGTTTTCGAGCGTCGATATTTAGCTCACGCAATGCGCCCTTAGCCTCGCCTGTGCCGACTGCCGCCTCCGCCGTTC